TCAATATATTGCTGCAATTGTGATAAAACGAATGTTGAGTTAAAATTATATAATGAATTTTCAGCATAATTAAAAATAGAATTTTTAACTTCGTTTAATATGTATGTTTCTGTTTGAGTTGTTAATGATGGATTGTAATAAACATTTCCGCCTACAAGGATAAAAATATATTCTGGATCAACAATTTCAGGAACAACCGTTAATACATTTCTATTTGTCACTAATGAATTTTTAATATTTTGTTTTTCAAGTGCCGTTAGTTTATAATATCCTCTGGTTTTTAAAGACATATAAACTTTTCCATAAACTGGCGGCACATTTGATTCTCCACCCCAGACCGAAACGGCCTGAATATCTGGAAAGTCTTTTGTAACAATAGACTCATAATCGTTGGTTGTTACACAACGATTTTGTGCAGTATAGAAATATGGAGCACGAAAACGAATTGCTTCAATATCTTCTTTATCTGTGCCACCATATGAACCTTGTGTAACAGTAATTTTTACATTATTTTTAAATAATCCAGCAATAGGATCTGTGAAAACATATTTTTGAATACCATTGGCAACAGAACCAACCGTATCTAGATAAGTAACTTGCACAATATTTCCATTAGCAGGCTTTTTACCTAATACATCATCACCAAAGTAAATTGTATATCTCAAATCTTGATCTTCTTCCAGGAAATATACGGTTGAATTTGCTTGAATTTCTGTCAAATCTTGAGCAAGGAAATATTGAGTTGTTTTTGTATTGGATGTGGATTCTTGAACAACAACCACCAAAGTATCAGTATCTACATTAGAAGAAGGAATTTGATATCGGCCTGTGACATTATTAGCATCAATAATAAACTGGTTAGTAATAACCTCGCCTTGTCTAATCACTACGTTTGCAAATGTAAATGATCCATTTACCTTATATGAAGTATTAGCATTGACGGTAGCAAATGGATAATTAACGCCGTTGATATCAGCACCAACAAGTCTTGTATATTCGTCTAGAATAATATAATTAACATCTGTATTTTCACCGTTAGATGGTGTGATCTTTAAATTTAATAATGACTGGGCGCCGTGTGAAGAATTGGGAACATAGTTAATCAGCTTGGCGTGTGAGAGAATGTTTTTACGATCTTGTGCAGTGTCTAGAAATGCTTCATTGACCACCATATTTAAATAGAAAGCATTATAGTAGGTATTATAGGCCAAAATGTCCAATAGAACGGACATACCAGAACCTTGGAAATTATAGTCACTGAAAGTGCTTTGACTTTGTAAATATTGGATCAGATTGTTCTTGATAGAATTAAAATCTAATTCCGTGACCCTAAGTGAAGTGTTACCGGTTGCCATTTATCGGATTCTCTCTAAGAATAATGTTGATGTTACAGGTAAATTCCTGTTTAATATAATATATTGTATTGTAACGTTAAAACCGTAATTATCAATATCTTCGGATACTGCTACACTTTGTAATTTTACCCTAGGTTCAAAGTTATTTATCAATGCTATTATGGCATTTTGTATAAAAACTGATGTTAAAGGTGTAAAATTCTCAAATAGTAGAGAAGAAACATCTGAACCAACCGTAGATTGAAACTTTCTTTCATAATAGTTGGTCAATACTAGATTGCGGACAGACCTTTTAATATCTTGTTGTCCATATAATATATTTACATCACCAGTTGCAGGATTCCTGGTAAAATCCAGGTCTAGGTCTGAGTAGTCTGGTTCCCTATTTACAAATGGAGATACTGCCATAGCGGTCCTTTAGCGTTTCCTTATTTAGCTTACAACCAACTAGATATTTCACTGGTTAAATCAGGCTCTTCTTGTGGTTGATCCGCCTGGGCACCTGTGATATCTGGTAATTGAATATTTGAAGTTATATCACCAAAATCAAAACTTAACTGAAGGCCCAACGCGGAAACAATTGATGCAATACCACCATTAAGATTGAGTAAAGAACCTAAGGAATCTAGGTTAACACCTGCGGCGCCTGCTATACCTAAAGCACCAGATAAAGCATTAACAACCGTAGATGCACCAGCAAATGATGCCTGACCTGAAGGTGCTCTCATATCCATCGAGGCGCCAGCAGTGGCCTGTAAATTAGACAATGCTTTAATAACATAGTTTGCTTGAGATTCCGCTTCAATACCCATCATAGCCTGTGTTTGTTTCTTACCAGTGATCTTTTCTTTTAGATCACCACCATGTTGATTTTCAGTATCACCACCAACTTTAAGTTTAGAATCCTTAGTATTATTGATTTTTTCACCATTTTGATCAATAGTTTGTTGATAAACTGCTGATTGATTAGAACTTGCTCCATATTTGCGTTTAGCCTGTGAAGGTCCCGATACTGGACCACCTGTTAGACTAAATTCAAATTTATTATTTACAATGTGTGTTTCATTTTTACCAACCTGTGTGGTTTTATTGCTCTTTGCTTTTGTATGATGGTCTTTACCAGCACCATCATATCTATTACCAGCAGTAGACATTGTGGTCATATTACCTTTGGAAACCGTAGAAACACCACCAAGATAGTTATAAGTACCAGAACCTTCTACTCTAGTATTGATATTCTTGGCCTCTGTGTCTATATTACCACGGACAGAATAGTTTATATTCTTTGCTGTGATATTATAATCGCCCATAATGGTCATATTATGATCGCCGTGAACGGTCATATTATTGTTTCCATATACACGCATAGATGTGTCACCTTTTACTGTGATGTCGTGGGCACCTGAAATGGTTACACGATTCTCACCAAACACAACCTCATATTTACCGTTGTGCGTTGTCATCAACAAACCACCATCCGGACGGAACTGAACTGATGAACCGCTTCTGTGTTGTAAGGTTATTGTCTCATTACCTTCAGAAGCATCCATTGAAAACCAGTTTCCTGCACGATCTTTACGACCCCAGTAGTTTGGGTAAGTTCCCGCACCTTTTTGAGAATTTGCATCTTGATCAACATCAAATGCTCTTGGTGTGCCTAGGCCATCTTCATTAGTATTGAAGGAGTCTCCTCCTGCTGTAAACACACTCGCTTGTAATTCTGCCATTTTTTAATTCCCTATTGCGTAAAGACGGAGAAAGGATCTCCTTGGTTTTTTGTCGTAGCATCATTTACTTGTTTCTGTTTTTGTGCTTCTTGTTGTTGTGTTAATTTTTCGTGCATTTGTTTAGCGGTTTGTTCGCCAGAAGGTGCTAGTCTTTTCCACATATCTTGCAATGTGCCGGAACTTTTACCAAACAACTGGCCCATAAGACTTTGAACTTGACCTGCTATTTGACCAACATTGGCGCCACTACCACCACCTTGATTACCACCACCAAAATAAGGAGGAGGTGCAGGAGAAGAAGATGCCGCACTGGCATATGTGGTGTTACTCATACTATTAGCAAAGTTCATCTGAGCATTTGCATTAGCATATGAAACGGTAATTGTTCCGTTATAGTCAACTTCTTGTAATGCGGTACCCCAAGCATTTTCAATTTGAACAACAACATTATCTAGGGCATCGTGGCCCATAATGGAGGTATCCCATTGTAGCTGACTAAGGACGTTCATAAGATCGTCTATTGACTGCGCCTGACTTAATAATGCCGTTGCATTTTCTAAGTAGATACCATAATGAACAACATTACCTGTAACATAACCAACACCATTGTCTGTCTCATGTCCTTGTATGAGTGTTGAAAGACTGTTTAGAGCAGCAGACATATTAGGAGTCAATTTATCATGTATATCTTGCCAATAACTTTGACCGTTACCTAGTCCTCCGGCCTGTGCGGCAGAGGCACCACCAGTTCCACCACCAGATCCATTCTGCATAAGACCTTGGAACATTTGAGCAAGAGACATAATTTGACCAGACAACTGATTAAACACATCCATCGTCATCATCTGGTCATTAGTTTGTCTGGCAGTAGGTACTTTTTTAACTGCTGGTAATCTAAATCCAGACATATTAAAAAGAGCGCCATGTAAAGGAAGACCGTCTAATAAACCTGTGCTATGTTGCTGGCCTTTTTCTTTAATGGTACGTACCTTGGCACCTCTTTCGGTGGTTTCTTGTATTTGTGGAGGAATATTAATACCAATAGTGGTATTCATAAGTTCTTGAACAGCATCACCTAAAAGGCTTTGACCACCACCTGCACCACCAGATCCACCATTTTTAATAGCATTTGCTAAACCTAATATAATTCCACCGGTCTGACCTGCATTTTTTATATAATATACAAGTTGTGCAGGATCCATTCCGCCGCCAAACTCACACGCACTACCTTGTGAAGGGTTTATACTTAGAGGCCAGAAACCACAATCTGGATCCTTCACATCTGGGCCAGCGTTTATGTCTCTTACACCGTGGTTCAATGATTGATCAACAGGTGTATCACCTTTAAAACCTCTATTAACTACACCAACTTTTATTTGTCCCTGAAGATCATTCTGTGACATTTTATATTCCCTAATAAACTCGTTTGATACAATCCATCGTGGTCGTAGCAAAACCACCAAACTGTATATTGTGAGTCATTGCTGCGATTACATAGTTACCGGCACCATAGACCGGAGCATTATTATATTTATTTGTCCAACTTAAACCAATAACATTACCAACGTGTAAATTTGGATTCCATGGAACGGTAATTCTTAATGCGGTCTTATCTTTTTCTAATAGACCCATTCTAGCCTGTCTAAGTAATAACCATTCTTCAACATCTATCTCACAACCGTCTTGTTGTTGTGCTGTGCCTTTATTGGTTATTGCAGTTTTATGATTACCACTTCCTATACCACATCCACCAACATTACCTCCATGTAGATTTACATTATAACTTACTGGATTCCATGCTGTGACGGTATTAATAGGATTACCATTTTTATCAACACCATTAAGAAGATCAGATAGATAGTCAAAGTCACAAGGAAAACTAAACATAATAGCACGATTTGGATTTGAAAGATCGTTATTACCTTCTGAGTGATAAAATGTTTGAACAGGACCTTGGTTTCTCAAATAGTTTAATGATCTAAAATAATGTGTGCCTCCATTTTCATAAGTCATATAATGTAAAAATGATGGATCATTGCCATCTAATGCGACATTACATTGTTGTGCTACCACCTGGAATGGATGTATATTGTCTGCCATATAATCTCTAGCAGGCGAAGCAGAATCAATGACCGTTCTTGTAGCACCAGCACATGAACTTAAAACATAATTAACGATTTTATCGGGTGTGGTACATTTCCAAGACTTTGAAACTAAAGATTGAGCATCATTGAGTAAACTTTGATCACAGGCATGGACAGTAAATTCTTCGGTTTGACCTATATTAATAGGTTCAAAATGTCTGTTATCAATTCTATATACTTGCTGACTAACAAACATTGTATTACTACCATCTTTTGTTTGGAGATCGATGGTGATTGTTTGGTCTTTATATTGATCTAAATTTTTAGATATTTTGCTATATATAAAAGATTGTAGAGTTATAGCAGTTTGAAGTCCAGGTGTTGTTAAGCTTTCACCAAGTATGATTTCTTTGACTGTAATATCAGCAAAAATCACACCGCCTATTCCAATTCTTGCATCAACCAAACGGCCTTCATAAGTTCCTTGAAATGTCATATTATATTATTTCCTCAAATA